GACCTATTTTTTTTGCGTATGCAGGCGATTTTCGGGCATAGTTGGTTAGCGTACGTCAGCGACGAGCGACAGGTTAAGCTGTCAAAAGCCGAGTGGCTTGGCGCATTAGCGGGGTTAGAACTCTGGTGCATAAAGCGCGGACTAGATGTGTGCAGAGATACGCTGGATTACCCACCTTCGATTAAACGCTTTAAGAGCCTCGCCATGGGCATTTTAAATTTACCCGCGGCAAGTGCACTAGCCAAGCAAAAAAACTTTACCACGGGGCTTATACGCTGCGCATGGGAGCTTGCAGGGGGTGATTGGGGAGCAAAAAACGAAAATGCAGAAAAGTTTGATAAAAAATTCAGAGAATTCTACGAGGTTTTAGCTAGCGATGAACTAGAAGCGTGCAAACGGAATCAGGAAATTGCGTTATTAGAATACAATTCTAAAAATCTTTTAGAGCAAAAAAATGAAAAAAATCATAGCCAAGATTGATTACAAGCAGCTTAAAATTATAAAATTCGCAGAGTCTGTAGCTGAAAAAATCGAGCATCTTTTTGAGTGCAGAAATAAAAATATAAGGCAAGCTGAGCAGCATTGTTTTTACAAGAAATTTGATGAAAAAGAGCTTGTTTTTTGCATCGAAAATGAAATCATGCTGGACAATAGGGCTACTAAAATACCTGAATTGATCGTTGATTTTATACAAGAAAAAACCAATGTTTCACGTGGAACATTGGTCAATTTGGCGGGGATAGAAATATTTACAGAAGATGAAATTTACAAGATAAAAGTTGCCGTTTTTTTATCAAAGAAAAAACTAGTCTTTAATTTTTATTAAATGTAGCGCAGCATTTTCTTTTGGTTTTTTTGAAAATTGCAGCAATCTTTACTATAATTCTAGTTAAAGAATACACGGATAAGAAAAAAAATATGCCCGCGGCCAGAGAATAGGCTAGATACTTCATTGAATTAATGTTTGATATCATTTTGTTGCTCCTTTTTTTTGTTTATAATTAAATTGTTTTGATGCTTTGTGAGATGATTATACCACAGTTTTTTGGTATGTCAAATAAATATATGGAATAAATTCAATTATTTTTGATATTTTTTGACAAAAAAACACTTGACATGATAACATAAGCGTGAATTTAAAGTAATACCAGCGGTAATACCAAAAGTATGACTGAAAGTATGACTGAAAGTATGACTGAAAGTAGGACTGAAAGTAGGAAAAAGTATGCAGTCTCAGATAATTAAAGAAATTACGGTTTCACAGCAAAAATTTGCTGATGAATTTTTGAAATGCGGTTGTCTAGAAGATGCCGCTGAAAAAACTGGTTACAGTAGACAATATGCCAAATTGATTGCAGCAAAGCCAAGCGTTGATTTGTATATTCGTCGCGCACGTGAGAAAATAGAAAAAAAGGGCATCGCTGATGTTTTTTGGAAACTGTCGATGCTTGAAGATATTGTGAAAAAAAGTTTATCAGACGACTACGACAGTGAATGCGCGAGAACTGCTATTAGCGCGATTTCAGAGAGTAACAAAATGTGTGGACACTATGCAGCTACGAAAGTTGAGAGCATCAACGTGAACGTTGACGCAGACTTTAATAAGATAAAAGATATTGTTAACAAATATGAGAGAGACTACTAACATGATGATAAAATGCGAAAAATGTGGTGGATTAGGCAAAACTTATGTAGGCGGATACGTTTACAAAGCGTGTGATTGCAAAAATGGTTTTGTAGAGATAGTTGAAGAGACCAAAATTGCAGAAGAACCGAAATATGACGACAAGAAAAAATCTAAAAAATGAGCGATGTAGAGCTGCAGGCGAAATTGCTAGGCTCGCTAAGTGCGTTTACTAAAGCCTTCTATAAGATAAGGACTGGTCGCGACTTTGAGATATCAATACCCGTGGCTCGCGTGAGCCATCACATATTGATTTTCAAAGCTTTAACGCGAGTCTTGCGTGGTGAGACTAAGCGTCTGATTATTAATGTTCCGCCACGCTACGGTAAAACTGAGATAATAATTAACTTTATAGCTTGGGCTACGGCTCGTTATGCAGACGCTGTGCATATGTACGTTAGCTACTCATCTACTCTAGCAACTCGACAAACGTACGCTATACGCGAGACAATGCAGCTAGCTGCGTATAAACGGCTGTTTAATGTCGCTATACGGGACGACTCGAGCGCAAAGGGCGATTTTAGCACTACAGCCGGCGGCTCTGTTTATGCAGCAGGAGCAGGAGGCACTGTAACAGGCATGGGTGCTGGCATAAAGAATTGTGCACGCTATGGAGGGGCAATAATTATCGATGACATACATAAACCCGACGAAGCGAACAGCGACACTATTCGTGAAGGAGTGATAGAATGGTATTATAATACATTGCAATCGCGCCTGAACTCTAAAGATACTCCCATCGTTTTTATCGGTCAGCGCGTTCATGAAGCGGATTTAGCCGCTCATCTCATAGGGCAAGGCGGGTGGGAAGTTCTATCGCTGCCCGCTCTTGATGAAAACGACAACGCTCTATATCCTGAATATCAAGACGCTCAAACTCTTTTGCGTATGCAACAAAACTCGTCGTACACTTTTGCAGCGCAGTATCAGCAAAACCCCATTCCTGCAGGCGGAGGTCTGTATAAAAAAGATGATTTTGTATTGCTAGTAGACGAGCCAGACATATTAAAAACGTTTATCACGTGTGATACAGCGGAGACTAGCAAACAGTACAATGACGCGTCTGTATTTAGTTTTTTTGGTATCTACAAAATAAGCGTAGCGGGAAGCGATACATCTACATACTCGCTACACTGCATTGACTGTAGAGAAGTGCGCGTTGAGCCTCGCGATTTAGAAAGCGAGTTCCTGGCCTTTTACGCTTCTTGTATGCGCCACAAAGTAAAGCCAGAATTTGCAGCTATAGAGAAAAAATCAACTGGCGTCACTCTTGCTAGCATACTAAAAAACTCGAGAGGGCTTAAGATACTCGACGTAAACAGAAACAAAAGTAGCGGTTCAAAAAGCGATAGATTTATTGAAATGCAAAGTTTCATCGCAAAAAAATTAATATCGTTTACTGAAGGTGCGCAGCATGTCCGCATGTGCATAGAACACATGACTAAAATCACAGCCAATGACTCTCATAGGCATGATGATATTGCAGACACGTTTTACGACGCCGTTAAAATAGCGCTGATTGATGAAGCGTTGAATTACAGGCTAGACGACAAAAGTGAGCGCACTAATGTTCTATCAAAAATGCGCTCAAACTATTTATCTGAAATATCCGCTGCTAAGTCTGCTCGCTATCGCTAGCGCCGTCTTGTTCTGCATCTTGCGCATCATCTTGCTCTAAATCTTGTGAGATGCCCTGGCTGCTCATGCTTTGCTTAGCGTAATCTCTAGCGTCATTGATTGCGTCGCGTGCAACGCTGTAAATGTGCTTAGATTTGTCTAAGTGATGTTGGGCTAGAGCGAATTGCTGCTGTGCAATGTCTACTTGATGACTATGCGTTGTATCAGCTGCTTTAATAGCTAAATCTACTGCTGCGCGCTCTTTCTCAGCATCAATTCTATCTGTTGTCGTCGAAATTTCAGCACTTGCAGTTGCTGCGTCTATAGCTACGCGATGAGTGTCATTGTCAATTGTGCGCTGTTTTAGTCCTAGCTCAGCTGCCTTCAATCTTGCGTCTGATTGGTCTTTGGCTGATTTGCGCTGGATTTCAAGCTGCTGCAATTTAGCGTTAACAACAACTGGGTTCATCTGCTGCTGCATTTGCTGTGATTGTTGTTGATGAGCTTGCTGCTGTTGCATGAACTGTGAAACCATTGCTTTAAGCTGATCTGCTCCTCTTATCTCAATGTTATCAAGAAGAACTTCTAGCCCTGCGCTGTTCATGAATTGCGCGAACATCGGCGATGCTTGCATCAATGCAATTATCTGTTGTAACGCTCGTGATTTCTGAATACTGAAATTTACCCCAGCTTCAACCTCGACCTTTAAAGAATTGCTTTGATAGCTAATCGATGGCGCTCCTTGGGAGTTGATAGTCACATAAGATTTTTTCCCGTCAATCCCTTGTGTCGGTATAGTCCTAGGCGTCACGTAATATTTAGGTATTAGGTCAACTATTATGCTAGCCACTTGGGTCATTGCTTGCAGATATCCACATATGTATGGCATGGCAGCCGCGTTTGATAGCGTTGCGCTTTCTTGTATAGCAATTCCCGACAATCCAGCGTCCCCGATTCTTGACAGGTCAGCTGCGAAATCTCCGAGGATATTTTGCATAGCTTGGTCAGACATGCCGAATGCCTGTGCTATTTCTGGCGGCATAGGAGGTCTAACAACTGGTTCTGGTCGCTGCAGAGGAATGTTCGGGTCGTTATCTAAGTATGAGCGATAGAATAGAACGCTCGCTTGCTGTACGTCTCTGTACGCTTCTTCTTCTCCGTCTGGTATGCCTTCGATTGGAGCAATGAACTTGTGCTTAATCATGTTTTCTAGCTCATTAGCTAGAGATTGACCAGCCATGTTCTTTAGCTTTTGGACTCCCATCGCGTGATAAATATAAGGACGGTGGAATTCTTGGATGCTCCCGTTTTCGTTCTTTCTAAGCGTTAGGCTATTTCCTCTAGCCAATACCAGCGGTAATTGGTTGTAGTCTGTCTCTGTATAATCTATTACTGTGTTTTCAACTAATCTATAGCGAACGATCACTTGAATATCAGACATCCTAGCGTCAACTATTTGGGGTACCTGCTCTATGCGCTGGCTTAATTCCCATTTATCGACGAACTCCTGATACTCTTTAGACGTCATCGAAGCGCCGTTGGACAGCCGGACAATCTTGGTTCTTTTCTTTGTCTTCTCGTAATAGTCACAAAGTAAAATTACCTTTTCGCTCCCCATTTCGTTTGAATACGACCACGAGAAGTCGCCCATTTTGCTAAACTTCATTCTAGACGTATCAACGCCTGGGTATTGCTGCTCAAAATCATCTTTTGTGATTGGGTAACATTCGCAGCAGTATTTGCCGTCGCCCTTGTGTGGCTTAGAAGATACAGGGTCAAAACCACACATAGTTGGGTCAAAGGTTCTCTCTATTTTGATGACTTGGTCGAACGAACGCTCATCCGCGTAATCTGTATAGATTTTTATTACGCTAAATCCTCCGCTTAGCATGTCGGTATAAACATCATAGCTAAAGCTGTCTTTGTCTGCGTCTGCTATCAAGTGCCGTAAGTGCCCTTCCACTATAGAAACAGTTTGTGGGTCTGTTTGTGTCCCGAATCCTGGGCGAACCACAATTGAGGGCTCTTGCTTTGAGAACTCTCCGCGCAATCGTGATATGTATGCCTCTAAGCCATTGAACTCAAGTTCTGGCATTTTTAGCAGAGATAGTACTTTTCTATCTTCGTCTGATATAGAGCTGACGAATGCTGCGTATCTAAATTTATTCCATCTGTCGACGTTGTGTTTATTGTATAAATAACTTTGTTCGACGTTTTTTTTAATTCGCTTTAGTTCTTCCTGATATCTGTTGGCTGCTACGCTCATTTTTTGTCTCTAAAATGTTTAAATGAATTAATTGTATTATATAATGCTTTTTTTGTACAACAACTTGTTAATATCCTGTGCATATCCTGTGCATATCCTGTGGATAATTATTGACTTTGTTTATAATGCGCATATAATTTATAACATAAAGTAGACCCGCGACTTATCGGCGGGGGTAAAAATACGCACTAATGCGGTTAAAATTGGCGAGACTCATGCGTTTTTGAGGTATACCGTGACGGGGAAAATGTCGGAGGATTTATGGGTGGTAATGTAGTAGATACAGAAGTTAAACCTGTAGAAAACGATAATGAAGCGAGTGTTGATACAGAAGTAAAGCAAGAACGAGTTTTTACTCGCGATGAGCTTGCTAAGATAGCTGCTAGCGCCAAGAATGACGGATACACAAAAGGCATTCGTGATGCTCAAGCTAAAGTAGCACAACAACAGTATCAGCAACCACAGCAGTTCAATAATGCTCCGCAAAATGCGTATGCTCCGCAAACCATAGATGAGGTTAGGGCAAGGCAGATTGCAGCAGACGAATGGAGAGCGCAGCAACAGCGCGCAAACGATTTACATGTAGCTCAAGATTTTGTTTCAAAAATTGACGCTGCTAAAATCGAAAATCCAGAAATCTCTCGGCATTATAATGATTTGCACATTGAAGAATTGCCGATGCACGTCATTAAGCAATTTAACAGTGTAGACAATATTGGCGATTGCTTGACGGAAATGGGAAACCACCCGACAAAATATGCAAGTATGCTAATGTTGGCAAATATGAACCCAGCACTTTTTAGTCGTGAAATACAAGAACTTTCTAAATCTATAAAGCAGAATAAGCAGGCTCAAAATATGCCTAAAGCTTCTGCCCCATTAGCTCAACAAGTCCCAACAATAACCAGAGCGGATAACGGAAATCCAACGATTTTGGACATGAAGAGAAAGTTCAGAACGTAGTCCGTTGTCTTAATTATTAAAACAATAATAGAGATAATATATGTCAAATGCATTGTTTACTACAGCTACGTTTCAAAATGCTAATCTTGCGCTTTTAAGTAACGCAGGACCATTTATTAAACTAGCAAACAAGAAATTTAAAGATTTTCAAACTTTGATTGGTAACTTGGGAACCACTGTTAATATTGAATTACCAGTGCGCTTAACAAGCACCGATAGTCTAGTCGCAAGCTTTCAAGGCGTCACACAGCGTTACGCTTCGTTAACTGTCGACAAAGCCGCAAGCACTGCCATGGAATTCAGCAACCAAGAAGTTATCTTCAACGTTGAAGACTACATGGAACGCTTCGGTCGCACTGCTGTCTTAACTGTAGCAACGAAGATTGAAGCCAATATGGCATCAAAAGTCGAAAGCAGCACATACCGTTTCTACGGCGATGCTACATCTAACGGCATTAATTCACACGGCGCATTAGCAGCAGCAGTTGTTGCATTGAAAGCGCTAGGTGGAACAGAAGACCGCATTAACGGAATTTTGCCTGAAAGCGCAGTCCCAACCATCGTAACAAGTGGTCTTTCTCAATTTGCAGTTGCTCGGAATAATGAAGAAGCAAATAGCTGGGAACTTCCTTCTTTCGCTGGAGCAGATTGGTATACGTCAAGACTTTTAACGCATCATACCGCCGGGGCTATTGGTAATGCTTCTACTACAGCAGCAAGAACCTTAACAGTTGTTAGCACTGATGATGCGACAGGCGCAAACATCACTCAAATCACCTGCACTGATAGCACAGGCACATTGACTGATGCGAATGCTATTAAGGCTCATGATTTAGGTGAGTTCGTTGATGGTGTTTCAGGGCAAACAAACGTTCGCTTCACAATGGCTAATGCTCAAGACGTTTCAGCTGATGCCAAGTGCCAAATCAGAATTACAGCAAATGCTGGCGCAACATCTGGAACAATTGTTCTAAATATTGCTCCTGGCTTATGCGTAACTTCTGGCAGTGCAAAAAGAAATATTAACACCAACATCGTTGCTGGCATGGAAATTCTTATTATGCCTAGCCATCGTTGCGGGTTGTTGTATTTTGCTCCTGCTATGTTCTTGGCAATGCCACGTTTACCAGAAGAAAGACCATTTGATACAAAGAATGAAAACGACCCAGAAACTGGCGTTGCAATTCGCATGTATCAAGGTTCTGATTTTGGTAAGAACCTTCGCGGCACTATATACGATGCAGCTTGGGGCGGCTTGATTGTCCCTGAATACGCTGTCCGTTTATTGTTCCCTGCGTAATAAAATTGAGGTTTGGGCGGTTATTCTATATAATCGCCCTTGTCTCTTACATAGAAGGAATGAACATGGCTTTTACTGCTAGACAGCTAATTATCAGAGCTTACAACCTATCTGGGATAGTAAGTAAAGAATTCCAGACCGTAAGCGGTTTGCAGTTAAAAGAAGGCGTAGACTTATTAAATGATGTGTTAGCGGTTGCTACTATATCGCCTTCGATGGTTCCTTATGCAACAAAGTACAGTTTTAATGCT